CCTTCAATCTTAACCTTGATGACAAAATTTTAGATGTAGGATGTGGTCCAGGCGTATTCCTGCAAGAGATGAAAGACTTACATTACACAGACGTCACCGGCGTTACATTGTCTAATGAAGATTATGATATTTGTATTGATAAAGGATTGTCTTGCAAATTCAATAACTTATCTGACATTGACGAGCCAAGTGGATCAATAGATTTTATTTGGTGCAGACATTCGTTTGAGCATAGTCCATATCCGCTATTCACATTGTTTGAATTTAACCGTTTATTGAAAGACGGTGGAAAGATGTATGTAGAAGTACCTGCCCCTGATAGCGATAGATTGCATGAATACAATGACAATCACTTTAGCGTGTTGGGTGGCAATATGTTAAATGCTTTATTTGCGAAAGCTGGATTTAAGATTTTATTTAGCCACGCACTTCACTTTGATATCACAGTTGAATTAGTGCCAGCTAGAGAAACATATTTTGTTTATGGAGTAGAAAAATGTACAAAGCTGTTCCCAAAGTAGAACTTAAAAAAGTCATCTATCGTTTTCTTAAAGACCCAGAGAGAGGCATCAGCATGAACTTGTTTGCTGAACTTGCTGGGATTTCAGCAGGGCATTTGAAAGACGTTTTTTTATATCAAACCGAACCATTGACTGAAATGGTACAACGCAGAGTCAGCCACGCTTATCATTCATGGGTAAACGGTGAAGTGGCGATTATGCAGAACCGTGATAGGACTAAATTTGTGGACTATCGTAAGGAAGCTAAACCTATTTTGAAAAAAACAATGGGTTTAACCCTTACAAAAGACGGTTTAAAGATAGATTTAGGGGTAAAACCTAAGTATGACTACAGTAAATCAACCTTAGATGAACAGCTAGAAAGGGGATAAAAATGGCAACATTAAAGGACTATAAATGCCCAAAACACGGGTATTTTGAGGCTAGACGGGCTAAATGCCCTATGAAAAATTGCGAGGAAGAAGTGATGGTTGTTTTCTTGCAAGCTCCAGGTATGATATCCGCCCGAACAAAGATGGGTGACAAGCAAATGAAAGGTTTGGCAGATGATTTTAAGATGGGAGATATCATATCTACTCGCGAAGGTGAAACTCAAGGTAATATTAAATCGCGCAATAATAAATTTAAGAAAAAAGATTACGAAGAAGCAGAGCGTCATCTAGCTGCAAAAGCAGCGCGTGAACCTCGCCCTGGTGATGCAGCAATTTGGGGCGGTGATAACAAATTTAGTTTGCAAGGTTTAATAAACGGGAATATGATACGACCAGTACGTGATGAAGCGGTTGGTGTGATGCCAAGTCAAGCAGGTATCAAAAATGGACCGACTGTTGATCCAAGGGCTACAATGAGAGACCATGAGAATTTGCAGATTAAGAAATGAAGATACCCAAACATCCAGAAGTTAGAGAACATTTCTATAATGATTTAATTACGAAATGTAACGTTTCTAAAGAATCGCGTAAGTCAGATTACTCGGTCTTAAGAAGCTATTATCTTTTTGGCGCTGACCCAGAATCTCCACCAGCGTATTTTAATAAGATTAATCCACATCTGGATCAATTAACTTCATTCCTTTACTCGTCTGAAACAACACGCTTCTCTATCCAGCTTGGGGCTTCTGTTGATCCAATGGAACAGCACAAGACCCCAGTGCTGACTAATGCACTTAACGATGAGTGGCTAAACTCAAATGCTGATGAAGTATTTAGCACAGCATTGACTTGGTCACTTGTCTATAACTCCGCTTATATTAAACTTGTTATGAATAATGGCATCACGCCATACATGGTTGAGCCGGCAGCAATTGGTGTGTTACGTGAGGATGCGCCGTACACAGACAGACAAGAAGCCTTGGTGCAAACGTATTACATCACCAAGTCTGAATTGCAAGCGCGTTTATATTCACATCCTAAACAAAAAGAAATTTTAAGTCGTTTGGTTTCAAGCCAACGCAGTCCAGTATCAGATATTCCAGAAGCCGTTAATCGGATTATTCTTTCACAATCAAATCCAACAATCTCAGGTAACGTAAACTTAGACTTGTATGGTTTAAATCGTTATCGTCCAGAAGTAGCGGAAGATACCATTGAGATGAAAGAGCTTTGGGTATGGAATACTGACACAGCAGATTATCAAGTAGTCACAATTGCAAGCCCAGACGTTATTATTTATGACCGTCCAGGTTCAAGCCTTTTCCTTAAAGGCGAATTGCCATTTGTTCAAATCTGTCCAAACCCATTGTACGATTATTATTGGGGCGCATCTGAATGTCAGAAGCTAGTCATGCTTCAACAATTGCGTAATCAACGCATGAATGACATCCTTGATTTGCAAGCCAAACAAGTTAATCCGCCAGTCGCAATTACTGGCATGATGGGCATATTGGATGAAAAGAATTTTGCATTGAATCGTCCGGGCGGTTTATTTGCAACAGATTCCCCTAATGCTAAAGTGGATAAACTAAGTCCAGACTTACCAAGCAATCTTTATGATACCTTGCGTGAAATTGACGCTATGTTTGAAGAAGCCTCTGGTATTACTTCTGTATTGTCAGGTAAAGGCGAAGCTGGGGTACGCTCTACAGGACACGCTTCTCAATTAGCTAGATTAGGGTCTAGTCGTGCCAAAAAACGTGCATTAATTGTTGAGGATAGTTTAGAGAAAGTAGCGACACTGTATTTAAAACTCATGCAAGCGTATGATCCAACGCACTTTAAAGATACAGAGAATGTGCCGTTTATTGCAGAGCAATTTACAAAAGATTATGTTGTAAAAGTGGATGCACACAGTAATTCACCGATTTTTACAGAAGATACAAGACAATTGGCATTTAATTTGTTTAAAGCAGGGGCAATTGATAAAGAATCATTGATTGACTTGCTAGAACCTCCTATGAAACAATTGCTCAAAGACCGCTTGAAAAAGGCAGAAGCTAATGGTCAAATGCAACCACAGCCAAAACCAAAACAAGCTAAACATGAGATGAAAGAGGAATAATGGCAAATCAACAGATAGCACCGAGAGCAGATCAACCTAGGGCTACTGGGAAAGATACTGCCAGAGTTTCTTCATCCCCTAACTTGCAATATCGTATTCAAGGTGTACAATCTTTTAACAAAGGGACTTCTACTAGAAGCCCAAAGCGAGTTGCACGATATTAATCTTTTTGTCGTAAGGCAAAAAAGGGGTGTGTGGCTCTCCCATAAAATGAGTTACATAACTTGCTAGGAGATAATCATGGCTCGTGGTCGTAAACATAAAGGTCGTAAAGCACGTAAGTAATTAGTTGGGGAAACCCGCTAATTATTTCCGTCTTAGACTGAAACCTCCCCTTGGGGGGTGGGAAACAAAATATTACCCCCTACTTGATTTTTTGTAGAATAGGTTTAATCTATTCAATAATTTATTGTTTGGGGCATTAAAATGGCTGGTGAAGATATTTTAAATTTGATTAAAGCTCAAAAAGATGGAGCTACTCCAAGTGGCAATCCTCCTCCTGCGCCAGAAGGCGTTAATATGTCAGACGCCAGTGCGCCCCCTTCATCAGCACCTATGTCCACGCCAGAACCCAAGATGGGGAATCGTGAAGGCGCTATGGTAAATGTTTCCATGGCAATGGACTTACTAGAACAATCTTTACCTGCGTTTGGATCTGAATCAGACGAAGGTCGCAAAATTCTTACTGCAATCCGTACAATGACCGATATCATCGGACCGAAAAAACAAAAGACTGGCGAATTACAAAACGCTGAAATTCTACAGTTGTTACAAAACTTACCACAAGCGGGTGGCGCTACGCCTGCGGCAAAAGCAATGTCTCAAGCGCCGGCAATTCCAGGTATGGCTCAACAAGTTCCTCCAGCAGCTCCTCCAACGCTTCCGGGCGCGGGTGGTCCAGGTGCAGGTGGTCCGGGTGCAGGTGTACCAGGTTTAGGTTAATTTTTTTAAAGGAAAATATCATGGATTTATTTAAACCAAGAGGCGCTGGCGCTCCACGCAGACCGACTGACAACAACCAAAAAAACGGACAAATGATTAACACTCCACGTTATTCTGAGTTCGGTGGCTTGTCATCAAATGCAAAAGCTGGCTACAAAAATCAGATGACAATGTCTCACCCTGGTGATACGAAAAAAGTTATCTAAATTAATTAGGGGATTAACATGAGTTTAGAAAATTTATCATTAGAACAACGCGACGAGTTGGCTCTTTTAGCGCAAGAGCTTTCAATGAATCCGGCTACTCGCAAAGAAATGTTGCGGATGACTAAAAAGGTTCGTCCTGACCTTGCTGTGCCTGAGTTGGAAATTGAAGATTACACTTCTAAAGCTGTAGAACAGGCTAACGCCCGTGTAGAGCAATTAGAACGTACTATTGCCGATAAAGAAGCCAGAGAAGATTTAAGTAAGCGCCGTGAGGCATTATTTAAAAAGGGAATTGCTCAAACGCAAGAAGATATTGATGCAATTGAAAAAATCATGTTAGAAAAGAAAATTGCAGATCACGAAACTGCGGCTGAGTATTACGAGTACCAACAAATGATGGCTGCTCCTACTCCGTCAGGATATAACCCAAGTGCGATGAGTAAATTTAATCTCAAACCATTTATGCAAAATCCTGTAACTGGCGCACGTGACGAGGCTGCAAAAGCCCTTTCGGAATTGCGTAAGAACACAAGACCGATTGGGATTTAATGTTTTATAGGGGATATTTTATTTTGTTTGGAGATAAACCATGGCTATAGGTGGTGGTATTCTTCCAGCTCAGGGTACTTCGCAATACACGGAGTTGACGTACGTCACCCGTAGAGCGTTTATCCCAAAACTGGTCGTACAAATTTATAACTCAACTCCGTTAATGGCGGCATTGATTGGTAACAGTCAATCTGCATCAGGCGGTGTTTCTTCTGTAACTGTTCCAGTTCAAGGTTCACAATTTGTGAACGCTCAATGGTCTGACTACTCTGGTTCATTCCAGCAGCCAGGAGTCCAACAAGGCGCTTACAATGCTGAATTTAACCTTAAGTTGATGATTTCACCTGTACCATTCCTAGGTATGGAAGGTGCGGTACAACAAGACTACGCAATTATTCCATTGATCGAAGCTCGTATGAACGATGCGACTAACGTGATGATGGACGCAATGGCAACATCTTTGTACAACAACTACACAGATACTCAACAATTTATTGGTTTGCCTGGCGCTATTGACGATGGTACAAACTTGACAACATACGGTAACATTAACCGTACATCAAATCCTTGGTGGAAGTCTAAAGTTTATGCCGCAGGTGGTGTAAATCCAACTCGTCAAAATATCCTACAATACATTTCCGGTACAGTTAAAAACGGCGCAGAAGTTCCAACTTTTGGCGTTTGTGGTTTCGGTACTTGGACATTGTTAGCTCAAGATTACGTTGGTCAAGAGCAATACGTTATCACTCCAGGTAATGGTTTTGATAGTGACTCTAACGGTCCTCAAGCTGCTTTCCGCGCTTTGATGGTTGCTGGTGTGCCTATCTATCCAGACCCATACTGCCCAGAAGGTACAGTATATTTCATCAACAGTAACTACTTGTCATTGTATATCCATGACCAAGGTTCATTTGTATTTACTGGTTTTGAATCTACATTACCAAACTGGCAAATCGGTTACGTTGGCGCTGTGTTGATGATTGCTGAATTGGTTAGCACTAAACCAAAATCAATGACCCGTGTTTCTGGCTATAACTCAATTTCACTATAAGGAGATACAGTCATGGCACTCGGTTTAAATAAAATCATCATCGCTGGCGCAATTGCAAACACACCTGGCGCATATTGGCAATTAACTAACGTAGCTGCTACTACATCAGGTACAGTTATTCCAGCCGGTACGTACATTGTGTTTCCAACAGCAAACGTAACAATCCAAGCTGTTTCAGCTTATAACGCAACAAGTAACGTAGCAACATGGTCAACTGTGCTTGCTAACAATACTGGTGGCGTTATTATCTCTGACGGCGTAAACGTTTCAGCTAATGCTACAACAAACACTACAGTGATCTTGGCTACTGTAGATGGTGGCGAACCTGTTACTGGCACTTACAACAACAAATAAGGAGTAAGTTATGTCAAACGTAAATGAAGTCGGTCAGAAGAACTTTGCCAGTTTTGGTCAAGCTCGTATTGCTTCAATTGGTTCGACACAACTTAATACCGCAGGAAACGCAGTAATCAGCCTCCCATTTTTAAGTGGGGGGTTGACTGCTGGCGCTAATGTGGCAACTTCTGGTTCTGTTATCATCAGACGCATTACAATTGCAAACCCAAGCGGTGCTTTAAACACAGCTAACGTTTCAATTACAACGTCTGGAGACGGTAACATTTCAAACGCAGTTGTAGGTAATGTTGTGTTGACCAGCTTAACTGGCGCTGGCACTTTTCAAGATTTAACGATTTCTGGTGGTAACGTGGTTGTTTCTGGCTACAATACACAAGCACTTTATGTGAATGTGAATACAGCAAGTGGCAATAACAATACGGCTGAAATTCGTGTTTATGGCGATGTGGTAAATTTCTAATGACTGTATTTGTGACAAACAATTCGGACATCACTTTGATTGATGGTTTTGCCGGTAAAAAATATGAATTTGCACCTGGCACTGTTGTTGAGATTGATGAAGATACTGCGCGTCATATATTTGGTTATGGTGATGAAAACAAAAAGCCTTATTTAATAAGACTTGGTTGGCTTAAATCAGATACAGATTTAAAGACGGCATTTGAGACGCTATCAAAATGGGACTTCTCAAATGAAAGACCAAAAACGAACCAATCGTTATCCCCGTTGGTGGAAAAAGTACCTTTGCCTCCCGAAAGGGGGCAAGGGGAAATCTCCTTAAAGCAGTAGTATAAAAAACTATGGAACTTAAATGGCAACATTATCATCTTACATTACAGATGTACAACGGCTGTTGCATGATGCCACTGGGGTATTCTATACACAGCAACAACTAACAGATTACATTAACGAAGCCCGTGAGCGTGTTGTACGTGATACCGGTTGCCTTCGTAACATTGTCGTTACTCAAACGCCTTGTCAAGTCGCTCCTAGCGCAGTAAAAAATTCAGCAACACCTTCATATCCCGTTACTTGGACAGCAGATACATTTTTCTCTGCCGGTACATTTATTTATTCAAATATCTTTACTTACCAAGTAACTACATCAGGAACAACTGGCGATTTAGCGCCTCCATATCCTGCTAATAACATTAACAACTATTCTAATTATCCGCCTAATACTGAGTTTTTAAACGGTACGTGCGGACTTACTTACGTTGGAAACGTTGAAAATATTAGTTATGAAGCGTTAAGTAACTTGATGGCAAATGCGCCATTGTCTCAATTACAAAGCAATACTGTAATTGATATTATTAATATTAACCTTTATTGGGGTAATACCCGTGTGCCGTTGGACTATTTAGCATGGTCTGACTTTAATGCACGTTTACGTTTCTGGCAAAACTACATTGGACGCCCTATTGCGTTTAGCGTTTATAGCCAAGACATGATTTATATTGGTCCAGTACCCGATCAAATCTATCAATTAGAGATTGATTGTGTAGTATTGCCATTGCCATTAACTTTGGCAAATGAAAATCAAACAGACTCTATCAATGATCCATATACAACGCCTGTTAAATTCTATGCGGCTTATTTAGCTAAATATTATGAACAGTCTTATGGTGAAGCTGAAATTTACAAACAAGAGTACGAAAAACATACCCTTTCTGTATTGCGGAGTACCTTTACTAGACGTATCCCTAGTGTTTATAACGGACTATAAACATGGCAGCATCTCCAGAGCAAAAGAAGTCGTATCAGGTCATAAAGAACTTTAAAGGCATTGATACTAGGGCTAACCGTACTGCCATTTCAGAAGATGAGTTTTCTTGGGTTGAAAATGCTCAGCCTATTGGTTTTGGTAATCTCAGAATTATTCCTGCACAAACAGCCGCACTTAATTCATCAGGTAATGCTGTTGTTTTTGGCAATACTGTTAGTTATTTAAACTCAGTTAATCTTGGTTTAAATGATTATGTCATTGCATTTAAATCAGACGGTGGCGCTGAATATTACAATGTAGAGACTTTGACGCAAGGAACAATTGCTGCGCCTGGCACATTTTCTGATGCGGGAGTCACAATCACGCAATGGGAAAATACACAGGTTCTTATTCTTGACCCATACTTGGGTTATTTTTGTTGGGATGGTACTCATCTTGTTCAAATCGGTTCTATTGGCAGTATTGGCATCACTAATCCTGGTGCTAACTATACTTCTGCTCCAACGGTTACTGTCTCCGCACCTAGCAATGCAAATGGCGTTAATGCAACTTTAGTTTCAAGCATTACTACGGGTTCTGGCGGTGTTTTAAACATTACCATGAGCAATATTGGTTCGGGATATACTTCTGTGCCAGCCGTGACAATTAGTGCGCCTAATGCAACAGGTGGTACGCAAGCAACAGCAACAGCAACAATTCAAAGCGGAAACGTGGTTGCTATTGGCGTAACTAATCCAGGATCAGGTTATACATCCCCTCCGACAGTTACCATTACAGGTGGTGGCGGAACTAGCGCTGCGGCTAACGCAACAATTTCAGTCGGTACTGTAAACGCTGTTGCAATTACAGATGCAGGTTATGGCTACACAACTTCACCAACAATCACATTTAGCGGTGGAGGTGGCACTAATGCAGCCGCTATAGCAAGCGTTTTAACTTTTGCCTATGGCACACTATCACTTTTTGTAGAAAACGGCGGCAGTGGCTATACAAATGCGGCTAACGTGGTTATTACCATTAGTGGTGGCGGTGGTAGCAATGCGGCAGGTACAGCCATTGTTTCTGGTGGCACAATTACCGAAGTCATTATGACTAATAACGGTACTGGCTACACTAACGCATCAAATGTGACTGTAACAGTGTCAGGCGGTGGTGGTAGCGGTGCAATATTGACGCCAATCGTCAATAATAATATTAATACGTCTATTGCGACATTTAGTGGTCGAGTATGGATAGCATCAGGACGGACTGTTTATTATTCAGCCGCAGGATCATTCAGTGATTTTTCATCTGTTTCTGCTGGATCAATAACTATTACTGATTCAACTTTGCACGGCAATATACAATACTTATTATCAGCCAATAACTTTTTATACATTTTTGGTGATGACAGCATCAATGTATTTTCAGATGTGATTGTTCAAAGCAATGGTACAACAGTGTTTACTAATACTAACGTGTCTGCGTCTGTTGGTTCTAAACGTCCATTTGCTATTTTCCCGTACTTCCGTTCAGTATTGTTTATGAATGATTACGGCATTTATGCTTTGGTTGGTTCTACTACCAGCAAATTGTCTGATCCGTTAGATGGAATTATTCCTAACATTGATTACTCAAGTCCAATTTATGGCGGACAAGTATTGTTAAATAACATTTTGTGTGCGGCATTTAATTTTAGATATTACGATGCACAATTCACACAAAGCTATCGTTACATTCAAGCCATTTTCTTTGAAAAAAAATGGTTTATTACTAGCCAAGGCAATTCGTTGTATGCAATTACTTCTGCGCCAGTAAACGGAAAAGTTGTATTGTTTGGTGTATCTGGATCAAGTTTGTATCAACTTTATGAAAATAACACAGCAAATGTAGCAAGTATTGTGCAAACTGCATTGTTGCCGATGACAGACCCAATACGTACTAAACAAGCATTAAAATTTGGTATTGAAGCAACATTAACGACAGGCGGATTAATCAATCTTACAGTAGATTCTGAAATTGGTTCTAGCGCCCCAGTAGCACTTCAAAATACAGATGGATGGACTAATAATAACGGACAGACTATTCCTTGGATAAATAATAGTTCTGTTGTAATATCATGGTCATTCGTAAGCGGTTATAATCTGTACAAAGGGGATGCACAACAGTGGGGTAAATACTTGGGATTTACGATGAAATCTAATTCGCCTAATTTTGTTTACAACACGTTTGAATTTGAACATGAATTGAGAGTGAGGTTCTAATATGTCAGTCCCATATACCTTTGCAACTGCAACATCATCCATTCCGCTATCTCAATTAGATAGCAATTTTGCTACTGCAATTACGCTCGGTAGCACAAATCTTTATCTCGGCAATACGACAACATCTATTGCGGGATTAGCCAATGTTTCATCTACAGTTTTAACATCGCCAATCCTTAATGCTGGCACTTCTACTGCGCTTCAATTGCAATCTAATGGAACGACTGGTATTTACATGGATACAAGTCAGAACGTAGG